TTTCTTCTAGTTCTTTAACCTGTTCTTTTAGCTGGATGTATTTAAGTACTATTGATTCATTCAATTCTACTGTTTCATCTTTTTCTATTTGGTAGTTTATTATCTTGTTTCTTAGGATGTGCATACTGTTCTTCATTCTTTTGTCAACTTCTACCCAAGTGTTTATACTTCTTACACCGTGCAGTACAGATGCGTGGTCTCTGTTTACTGATTCGCCTATTTGTTCTAGGCTTAGTTGTGTGAATTCCCTACACAGTTTAAAGTATATAGCACGTGCTTCTACGTATTGTCTTTTTCTAGTGTTTCTACTTATGCTTAGTTTAAAGTAGCTTTCTACTATTTCTTTAATCGTTTCTTTATTCATCTTCTAGTTTTAAAATTATATCTTTAATTGTCATATATCCTGATTCGTGTATTGCTTTTAATATTCCTGCACACGCTTCATATTCTTCTGCTTCTATATATAAATCTATAGCTTCTTCAAGTTCTGTTATATCTTTACCATTTGTTATGTCTACTAAAGCAAGTAGATAAAATTCTTCTACTATTTCTTTATCCATTCAATTAAGTCGTATAAAGTTTTAATGTGTTTTTTATTTAAAAAGTAAAAGTCTTTAACATATCCTTTCACATTATCTTTTATTGTTTTTTTAAACCAATATTCTTTTGATGTTACAGGTATAACAAAAGTAGATAATGTTTTTTGAGATATATTAATAATAGCAGATGGTGTGTGACTTTTATTATCCCAATTATCTACCATATCTACTATAACATCATTATATGGATAATCATTCATTGAAGTATAACTTCTTGAAGATGATTTTACTTCTAAAGATATTCTTTGCTTATCCTTATATACAAATAAATCTCCTTTATCAGTATAATCTATTCTGTTTCCACCTTTTGGTCTTATTCTTAAATCATCTATAAAAACTTCTAATCCATTCTGTTCAAGTATTTCTTTTACTTTTAACTGGTAATCATATCCTGTTTTTAATTGCTTTACAAAATCTTTGTGTGTATAGGTCATAATTATTATAATATTCCACGCATTACATACTGGTCTAAATCATTGTCTTGTTCAAAGAAGTATTTGTAATTGTCTACTGCTTGTATGAATTTCTTTTCACCTTTTGCTATAAAATCATCAGTAGTTTCAAATATACCTATGTCAGTACTTGCTTTGTCTACCACTAGGAACGTAAACTTCTTTTTGTTAAACAGTCTTAAATATATATAGGCTTGTAAATCGTATGCATATTTATCAGCTGACCATTTAAAACCAGATAGTTCTGCAGTAGTCTTATAATCTATAATTGTATCACCTTGAATAATATCACATTTCCCACGAAATGGTAAACCTTCCAACATAGCTATCTCAGGCACTTCAAATTCACTATTAGTTAATAGTTGTAATGCTGCTTCATTTCTTAGTACAGCATCTGTTAAACGTTCTGCTGCATACTTTTCTTTAGCTAGGAATACTTCACCGTGTTGTTTTTTAGCTTTCTTATAGATCTTTGTATTCTTTGATGAAGCGTTTACAAAATACAGTTCTTCTACCTTGTGGGGTTCTAGTATCATCCAATGTGCTAACTTACCTGCCGCTAGTGCAGGGCTATCACCATCAGGGTTACCATACTTTGTAACGTTTCTATATGTCTTAGGGCTTTTAAGTATCATTTTAAGGCTTGAACTGCTTAAAGCGTGCTTACCTAAGTGATTGTAGTAAAAGCTATCGTCATACATCTGTGCAAGTATTTCTTCTTTTCCCCAAGCGTCACCGTTTAGTAATGTTATCATAGTTCCTTTCTTTTAATTAGTTCTTCTTTGCATCTCTTACGATACCCTTCTAAGTGTGAGTTATCGTCTACTACTTTAGTAAGTTCTTCAGTAGTCATTTGTGAGTAGTACCAGTTATCGTTCATTATTTAATTATTTCTAAGTCATAAGCCTTCTTTATCGTTAGGTCATCATTTACTACGACCATAACCTTTGATGTAAACTTGATTGGCATACCTAGCGCATTCTCTGCAGTAAATGTATATGTTGCACTACCTACATCACCTGCCAAAGCAGTAAACGTATAATATTGCATTTCTACTGTCTTAGGATATACTGAATTTTCTACAGCATTTTTTGTTAGAAGTTCCTTTAGTTGTCTACGTGAGTTCTGAGCTTCTGTATTTTCTGAATCACCACCGCCTATATTAGCTAAGATGATCATACCTACTATAATAATTCCTATTACTTTTATTGCTTTCTTCATTGTGTTTGTTTTAAATTATACACAAATATAAACATTTTTTTAACTACTACTATCTTTTTCTAATTTCTTTTCAAGTGCTTCTACTCTATTTAATAATACTACTGCTACTTTCTGTACTAACTTTAGATCGTATTGCATCTTTACTAATGTTGATTCTTTCATCCTAGTTCTAATTTAACTTTTAGTTTTTGTATTTCTTCTTCTAATTCTTTTACCTTATCATCAGCAACCCTTGCACGTTCAATGGCACGTATCTTATCCATTCTGTATTCACTTAATGAATCATTGTACAGTCTTTCATTGCCTATAAGGGTGTGTACATAGAATCCTACTTCCTGCCAAGCATAGTACATTTCATTTAGTGCTTTGTTTTTGGGCTTTAGGTTTCTTGATTTAATTATGTGTTCACCTATTGAATTAAAATTACCGTAGTATTCCCCTTCTTTTATATTGTTTAGTTTCTTGTTCATAGTATTTCTGCATCTTTAATGTTAAGCATTGCTATTTCTTTTGGTATCCTATTACTATTAGAAAACTCAGTTGTTTTTCTTAAGTACTTTGTTTTCCATACAGGCTTCACAAGATATAAATTCCATCTGTAAATTCCTAATGGTGTTGAATTGATGTAAAAAGGTATGTCAAGATTATCGTTGCAGTTTTCTATCATTGCATCGTACTTCTTCTTTTCAATTATCAATTCATCATAGTGCGTTGCCCTACACTTTAATTCTATTCTGTGGTAGGTCTTAGGACTGTAACAATCCCATCTACTCATCTTACTTCTTGCCATTACCAAATCAGGATAGCAGCAAGAAATTAGATACTCAAACAATTCTTTTTCTTTCAATTGTATTCCTTAAAGATCCTTTCAAGTTTCTTCCACACACCATTTAAGAAACAGCTACCACATCCAGTTAGTTCACGGTTATCTTTAAATATTCTATTATAGATACCTAGTAGGTGTTTTTGTTCTTCTATTGTCACAGTATTTAGATTACCCATCTTTGGCTCTAGGTAATTGTATTCATCTTCTGTTAAACATAAGGGCTTTTGATATGGAAAGATGTGGTTAAGTATTTCTTTCCGTTCATCACAGCCACAATCTTCACCTGCTAAAAACTTAACAGCCTTTTGAATTCCTGTTGCTTTGGTAATCTTTGCAACCGTATCACCCACACCTTCGCTTTTATTAGCGTGGTTCTTTTTCCATTCTTTGTAGGCTTTACTTCTTTTGTCACCTTTAAATTCTTCCATAGTTATTTTATTAATTCGTAGTCATTATTTTTATAGTCATCGTAATCTTCACCAAACTTTTCTTTCAGTTCCTGCTTTGCTGATTTTAATGTATGGTATATACTAACCCAGCTTATACCAGTTTCAGCAGCTATCCCCCTTATACTTAGATCTGAATCCCTGTACAAAGTAAACAGCTTTTTTTCATACCACCGCCAGTTATCTATGTGATCATCTATTAGTTTACATATTTCATTGTAAGCTACTTGCTCATCCAACGTATCAAGGTTTGGTATTTGTGTGGTAGTTTCTTCATCATCAAGATAAACCTTTTTGATTTTCTTTTTAGAATTATAATACTGAAAAAAAATAGCCCTAATAGTAAAATACATATATCCCCTATTAACAATGCCGTTCTTAATAATCTTTTCTTCATTTGTGTATTTGTATAATGCCACGTAGGCTTCCTGTACAATGTCCTCATCGTAATCATACTCACCAAAACTATTAACTATACTTATCCACTCATTGTGACGTTCAGCAACCTTTGCTAACCATCTAGCGTCTTTATCCATATCACATTTAAACTAATTACACCCAACAAACATTGCAGGGTATACTCGTTTTCTCCTATGTATTCTTCTTTGTGATATAAAAAACCAAACATTAATCCTTTAATGGGACTTATAATTATTTCAGCATCCTTAAAATGTCCTAACATTATAAAAACAAATGCTATAAATAACAAAATCCCTATTACTATCATACGTTTAACTTCTGTACTGGTTGTGTATTATTAATTAAATCTTTCCCAAGATACTCAAATCCTACATTATTTAGTTTCATTCTAAGTTTTATTGGTTCTTCGTGGGGTGTAGGTCTACCGCCTGTTTCATTTTCTTTTACCTTCAATACTGCTATGTTACTGTACATCCAATCGGTTTTAGAACCTGTGTAACGAAAGATACATATTGTATCATCAGCACGGTTTCCCCACTTACCACCACCTTCTACATCCCCCATAGATAATGGTTTAGGTAAGCCTTCGTATTCGTGTCCTGAATGGTGAATGTTTCTTAATGCAGATGTTACACCGTGAGCATTTAAATATATAGTTGTGTTCCTTTTTTTAGCAAACAACCTAAACTCAGAAGCAACTTGGTAATCGTAATCGTGTGAGTTACCTGTTAGCTTTTGCAAGGTTGGGTCTTTACTTAAACTATTGTAAGGATCAACTAACAAAGCATCGTAGTTCCAAGCATCCTTAATCTGGTTTGATTCCTTTAACAAATCCTTGTAGCTATATAAATCATTTACATCTATTATTTTAAAATGAACGTTTGCCCAGTTAACTGCATTATCTATCTTAGAATCAGTTGCATCTTGAATTGGTATGCCCATCTTAAATTCTATGATCTTTCTTAATATACTTTGTGGTGTGTTTTCACTTGACCATATTAAAAACTTTAGGTTGTGTTTAATAGCCCATAAAACAAATAAGTAAATAATAACAGTTGTTTTCCCTACGTTAGCGTGTCCTATTATTAAATTGAAGTTCCCCTGCTTATATCTTAGAAATTCATCTATTTCAGGTATGCCTATCTTTAAGCCTTCCTTAACCCTTCCGTATTTTATATCCAGTATCTTTTCCTGTAGTTTCTTTGCTTGTGCTATCATATCCCTGTTGGTGGTTTAGCATATTTTCTAACTGTTTTCTTTGTTTGTTCGTTTAAGTTAAATTTTATTGCATATCCTGTAATGTGGTTTACGTTGTAATTCCAGAAGTCATCAGGATACGGTTCGTTTTCTTTTAATGTTTTAAGTTTGATCATTTGGTGTATTAAAAAAGGGGGCTATTAACCCCCAATTAAATTAAAATGGTAAATCTGCAGCTTCACGTGCAGGCTGTTGTTGTTCATTAGTTACGCTACCAATGTAGTTAGCAATCTTCCAACCGTTAATACTGTTGTAGTACTTACCGTTGTATTCATTACCACGTATGTTAATTGAAACGCTAACAGGGTTGCCTACTTGAAAGTTGTTTATCTGTAGTATTTTATCCCCTAAAAAGTCTATTGCAATATCTTGTGGGTATTTGTCATTACTAGTTGTTACCACTATCTGACGTTTAGCCCAAGCCTTACCTGCTTTAGAAGTTCCTTCTTCAGTTTCTGAAATCAATTTGATGTTTCCGATAATATCCATATATAGTTATTTTAATTGTTTTATTATTATATTTAGTTGTGTAATATACTTTTTTTATTTTACAGTTTTGCAAGTTCATCTTGTACTTTCTTTGATACCATATACTTGCTTTTTATAGCTTCTACACTACCACCCCCTTTAATAAATTCTATTGCTTTAGAATATTC